ACCGCCCTGGCCGGCGCCGTGACCTTCACCGCGAAGAATAAGGGTCTGGCCGGCAATGAGATCGACCTCCGCCTGAACCACTACCGCGGGGAATCCCTGCCCACCGGCGTGGCCGCCACCATCGTGGCCATGGCCAACGGCGCCGTGGATCCGGACATCACCACCGAAGGCGTCATTGGCCTGATGGCCTCCCGTTGGTTCCAGGCGATCTCCATGCCCTACACCGGCGCGGCCAATGTGGCGGCCATGGAGGCAGAGCTGGCCACCCGCTGGAAGGCCAACTCCATGACCGGGGGCGTGGTCTTCCTGGCCAAGCACGCGGCTTTCTCCGCCCTCACCTCCTACGGTGACGGCCGAAACTCCGCTTTCTCCCTGGTCATGCAATCGGAGAATGTCCCCACCACCCCCTGGGAGCACGCCGCGGAAACGGCCGCCCTCGCTGCCTATTACCTGGCAATCGACCCGGCGCGCCCTCTCCAAACCCTGGCCTATTCCCACACGAAGGCGCCCACCCAGGCCCAGGAGAACTCCTTTGTGGAAAATGAGACCCTCCTCCAGAAGGGCCTCGCCACTTTCTCCGTCTCCCAGGACCGGACCATGCGCATCCAGCGCGCGGTCACGACCTACAAGACCAGCCCGGCCGGCTCTCCGGATCCGTCCTACCGGGATGTGGAAACGGTCTACACCCTGCAGGCCATCCGCTACGACTGGGTGGTCTACATGAAGAACAAATACCCCCGCCACAAGCTGGCCAATGACGGCGCCAACTTCGGCCCCGGCCAGCCGGTGATCACCCCGAAGACCGGCAGGGCGGAGGCGGTGAACCGCTTCAAGTCCTGGGAGGAGCTGGGCTGGGTGGAAGGCCTCGAGGCCTTCAAGGAGGCCCTGGTGGTGGAGAGGAATTCCGGCGATGTCAACCGCCTGGACTTCCTCCTCCGTCCGAACCTTGTCAACCAATTCCGGATTGGGGCCACCCAGATCCGTTTCATCCTGTAAGGAGACCTAGATCATGGCTACCAATCTTCGAGCCGGCAAACTGTTTTTCAAGGTCAACGGGACCCAGTACCGGGCAAAAGGGGAATTCACCTACAACCTGGGAGTGGACAAAAAGACCATGATCCCCGGCGTGGACGGCGTCCACGGTTACAAGTCGGAGACCGTGGTCCCGTTCGTGGAGGGCACCATCACGGACGGCGATGACCTGGACACGAAGGCCTTGGCCCAGGTGGTGGACGCCACCATCACCCTGGAGCTGGCCAACGGGAAGGTGATCTCCCTCCGCGGCGCCTGTTTCGCCGCGGACATGGACATTTCCACCTCGGAGGGAGAGATCCCGGTCCGCTTCGAGGGCCTTTCCGCGGAGGAAATCAAGTAGCCTGGACCCGCGTCCAGCTGCGAACCTCGAGGCCCCGGGATCCGTCCCGGGGCTTTCGTGGTTATATTGTCCGGAGCTAGACTCCACACCCTCCTCCAAAGGTTGAACCATGTCCGAGATCACTCTGCCCCACACCGTCACCCTGGCCCGCCCCTTCACCTATGGGACGGAGAACGTCACCCAGGTGGTGATCGAGGACGAACTGGACGCCGGCCAGATGGCCGACATCATGAACGAAAAAAAGCAGGGGGACCAGACCCTCCGCATGGTGGCAGCTGCCACCGGCTGGCCGGACCCCAAGGTGAAGATGCTCAAGGCCCGGGATATGATGGCCATCACCGCGGTGGTGAATCATTTTTTGCCGGATGGCCCAAGGACTGGAAACTAGCCTTCGCCATGCTGGCCGGGTCCTTCCATTGGGATCCGGCAACTATTCGAAAACTCAAAAAAGCGGAGCTCCTTTTCTGGCTCGAGGCTGCCGGGACCTGGGCCAAACTGCAGACACCGAAGACGAGGACCTGACCCATGGCCTACAAACTCCCCAGGATCGAGGCCGCCATTCAGATGGTGGACATCGTCACGGCCCCCATGAGGCGGATCAATCAGGCCATGGCCTCCGCCATGGCGCCGGTGACCGCCCTCCGGAATAACCTGGAGAGCCTGGGCAGGGAGGCCCGCCTGGCCCAGCTGGGGGCCGCTGCCGTGGACTTCAAGGGCAAGGTGTCCGGGGTGGGTGACGGGTTCACCGCATCCATGGACAACCTGGGGAAGGTCCTGGCCGTGGGCGGGGCGGTGGGCGCCGGCCTGTTCGCTCTCACGAAGGGATCCGCGGACGCGGGTGACCAGCTCAACGACACGGCCGTGCGGATCGGCGTCTCCACCGATATGCTCCAACGGTGGCGCTATGCTGCGCAGCTCTCCGGCTCGAGCGTGGAGAACCTGGACTCCGGCATGGAGAGGTTCGGGAAGAACCTTTCCGCGGCTGCAGCTGGGAGCGGTGAGGCAGCCGGGGCCCTGCAGGCCATGGGCGTGAAGATCAAGGACAACCGCGGCCGGCTCCGTGACCAGGAGGCCATCCTCCTGGATGTGGCGGACGCCATGGCCAAGATCCCGGACGCTCAAGACCGGCTCCGCGTGTCCTCCGCCCTCTTCGGGAAGGGAGCCCAGGACCTGGTCACCACCATGACCCAGGGCCGCGCGGGCGTGCAGGGCCTCTTTTCTGAATTCCAGAAGATGGGCGGGGCCTTCCAGCAAAAGGACATAGACGCCGGCGCCGCGTTCAATGACAACTTCGACCGGGCCACCTTTGCCGTCAAGGGCATGGCCTTTGCATTTTCTGCGCAGCTCTTCCCCGTGTTCTCGGAGCTCTCCACGAAGGTGGCCGCCTGGGTGGGGCAGAACCAGGGACTGATTCAGTCCATCGGCGCCGTGGTCGCCACCCAGCTGCCGGTCTTCCTGGAGAAGCTGGTCTCCGGCGCCATCGCCACCTTCCAGGCCCTGGCCCCCGTGGGGCGCGCCTTCCTCTGGCTGGCTGACCTGGTGGGCCCTTTCACCCTGGTCCTGGGAGGCCTGGCCGCCTTCATCGCCGGCCCCTTCGTGGTGGCCCTGGGTGGGGCCCTCATGGCCCTGGTGGCCATGGTCCCCGCCTTCATCACCTCCATGACCCTGATCACCGGATGGATCACCACCGCGGCAATCCCCGCCATTCTCTCCTTCGGCGCGGCCCTCATGGCCACCCCGGTGGGCTGGGTCCTGGCCGCCATCGCTGCCATCGCCGGGGCGGTCTACCTCATCTATCGGAACTGGGACACCCTGGCCGGGTGGTTCACCGCCATGTGGGACGGGATCTCCGCTTTCCTGGGCACCTCCATGGGGAAGATCCTGGCCGTCTTCGTCTTCCCGTTCATCGGAATCCCGCTCCTGATCATCAAGAACTGGGGAGCGGTTTCCGGGTTCCTGGCCGGGGTCTGGTCTGGGATCTCCTCCGGGATCGTCTCCGCCTGGGGAGGGATCCTGGGATTCTTTTCCGGGGTCTTCGACACCCTCGGCGCTTTCTTCGAGACCGGGGTGGGCCAGGCCGTGGCCATGGTCTTCCCCTTCATCGGGATCCCGCTCATGATTTATAAGCACTGGGGAGGGATTAAAACCTTTTTCAGTGGGATCTGGGGATCCATCGGGAAGGGGTTCTCCTCCTTCGTGGACTTCATGGCAGGCCTGTGGGACAAGCTCAACGGCGCCGTGGGCAGGGCCGCGGACGCCCTGGCCTCCACCGTGAAGGATGTCCCGCTCCTGGGTGGGCTCCTCTCCGGTGGGATTTCGTTCTTTGGGGCCAATGAACCCGCGGGTGAGCCTGCAGCAGCAGGAGCCGCGCGCGCCGTCCAGGGCTCCGCGGAGACCCGCTCCATGGTCTACCGGACCGACTCCCGCGTGGCGGTGGACTTCAACAACCTCCCGGCCGGCTCCCGTGTCTCCCAGCCGGTGGGCTCCGCACCCGTGGACCTGTCCGTGGGCTTTGCCCTCAACGGGAGAATGTGACCCATGTCCTATCTGAACACCCTTCGAACCGTGAAAATCCAGGTCACCCGCGGGGGCTCTCCCGTCACCGTTGAGGTGGTGGGCGGGTCCTTCCGCGGGGTCCCTTTCTTCGTGGAGTCCCACCAGTTCGGGAGCGGGCGCCGGATCGCCGTCCACGAGTACCCCGGCCTGGATGACCCTTTCAACGAGGACATGGGCAGGGCTGCCCGCTCCGTCACCCTCACCGCTTACCTGGTGGGAGAGGATGTCCAGGCCCAGAAAGAGGCCGTCCTCAAGGTCATGGAGGCAGGAGGCACGGGGACCTTGGTCCACCCGTACATGGGCACGAAGAATGCCCAGCCCTCCGGGATCCAGATCACGGAGACCGCGAAGGAGAAGCGCTGGGTGGGGCTCTCCCTGGCCTTCGTCCTGGACCCGGACATCAAGCCCACCGCCACCCTGGTGGTGGACCGGAAGTCCCTCTCACTGCAGAAGGGCGCCGCGGGGCTCTCGAAGGTCTCCTCCAAATTCGCAAAGGTTTTCTCCCTGGCCAGCTCTGCCCGCTCCACCATTGACGCGGCCGTGAAGCTGACCGACAAGCTACTGGACCAGGTGGAGACCGCGCGCGGGACCATGCGCACGGCAGCCGCGTACAAGTCCAAACTGGGCCAGATCCGGCAGAACCTCGAGCTGTTGCTCATGGCTCCCGGGGATTTCGCGGCCAGAATCCAGGAGCTCCTGACCATCACGGACGGGGCCCTCCTGCCCTCCGGGGGCCCGGCCGTCCCTTCGGTGGATCCGGCCGCCACCCTTTCCCGCTTCCAGCTGTCGGAGGCCCTGACCATGTCGGAGGCAGGCAACCCGCCCACCCCCGTCCCGAACCCCACCGCGGTGGAGCGGGCACGGGAGGCCACGAACCAGGCGGCCCTCCTGGACCTCTTCCAGCAGTCCGCCCTGTTCAGCCTGCCCACCTACCTGGTGGAGGCGGAGGTCTCGAGCGTCCAGGACGCCGGCGCGCTGCAGACCTCCATGGCGGAGGCCTTCGACCGCATCATGGAGGGGACGGAGGATCCGGACCTCTACCAGACCGTGCAGGACCTCCAGGCGAACACCCTTTCCTTCCTCCGGGAGACCTCCGCGGACCTGGCCGTGGTCCTGGAGTACATCCCGCGGAGGACCGTCCCGTCCCTGGTCCTGGCTCATGAACTCTATGGGACCATCGAAAGGGCCCAGGACATCCAGACCCGGAACGCCATCCGGGCCCCCGGGTTCCTGCAGGGCGGGCAGCCGCTCGAGGTCCTTTCCCGGTGAGCCGCGTCACGATCAAGGTGGGAGGGAAGGCCCTCTCCGGCTGGGAGTCCGTGGACATTTCCAAGAGCATGATCGCCTTGTGCGGGTCCTTTTCTCTGGCCCAGTCCGCCACGAACGACAACGGGGTGACCACCTTCCTACCCGTTTTTCCCGGGGACAAGATCTCCGTGGAGCTCGAGGGTGTCCCGTTCCTGACCGGGTGGGTGGACAAGATCACCCCGAAGGTGTCCGCAACCTCCCACGGGATCGGAGTGGACGGGAGGGAGATCACCTGCGACCTGGTGGACTGCAGCCGGGCCCCCGGCTCCGCCTCCTCCTGGAAGAACCTCACCCTGGACAAGATCATCCGGGAGCTGGTCCAGCCCTTCGGCCTGTCCTTCAAGTCCTCCGGCGCCCCCATGGGCTCCGCGTTCAAGGCGTTCTCGGCAGAGCCTGGGGACTCCATCTTCCAGACCATCCAGAAAGCCGCGGCCACCCGCGGCCTCCTGCCCATGACCCTGGGGGACGGGTCCATCACCCTGGTGGAGGAGGGCAAGGGACGCGCGCGGGATCGCCTGGTCTACGGCCTGAACATCCTTTCCGCGTCCGGGTCCTACGACAACAAAGACAGATTTTCCGAGTACCATGTGACCGGCCAGGCCCCCGCGGCCCCCGGCTCCGGGTTCTTCGGAGCTGCCAAGAAACACACCTCGAGCGCATCGGCCACGGACACCCTCGTGACCCGCTTCCGCCCCAAGGTCCTGGTGGAGTCCGGAGAGGTCCGCGGGTCCATGGCCCAGACCCGGGCGAACTGGGAAGCCCAGGTCCGCGCGGCGAAGGCCTCCACCGTGGAGGTCACGGTCCAGGGCTGGACCCAGTCGGACGGCTCCCTCTGGGAGTGCGCGCGCGTGGTGTCGGTGGAGGTCCCCTATCTATTCGGGGCAGGGTCCCGGGATCTCCTGATCTCCACCATCCGGTACTCCCACGGCCCAGGCGGGACGGTGGCGGTCCTCTCCCTGGTCACCCCCGGGGCTTTCAAGCAGCTCCCAGAAAAGACCAAGGCGGCCGTGACCAAGCCGGACGCCTGGGCCTCCGTGCGGAAGGCGGTGAAGTAATGCTAGAGCAAATCGAGCGGATGCTCGAGCCCATCCGGAACCGGATCCGCCTCATGGTAGCCCGGGCCCTCATCACCACGGTGAAGGACCAGGACGGAGGGATCACCCTCACCCTGGACTTGCTGGCCGGGGAGACCCGGGACGGCCTCGAGCTGGTGCAGCACTACGGGATGAGCTCCTCCCCGCTGCCGGGATCCCAGGCCGTGACCCTCTTCCTCGGAGGCTCGAGGGATTCGGGCGTGGTGATCGCCACCAAAGGGATGACGCCGGAGACGGTCTTCACCCTCAAGCCCGGAGAGGTAGCCCTCCACACCGCGGAGGGTGACTCCGTGCACCTGAAAAACGGGCGGGTGATCGCCATCACCACGGAGACCCTGGAGATCAACGCCACCACGGGGGTGAAGATTAACTCCCCGAAGGTGGAGGCCACCGGGGAGGTCTCGGACTCCGTGGGCAAGCTCTCCGGGTTGCGGGACCACTTCAACGCCCACACCCATGTCGGGAACCTGGGGGCGCCCACCAGCCCACCGGACCAGCTGGACCCCTAGCCCATGGCCCTGGACTACACCTCCGCGGGGGATGGGATGGAGGCCGCCATCCAGGACCAGATCGAGAGGGAGACCCCGCTCTCCCTCCAGGACATGGCCCACGAGCTGGCCGTGGTCTATCGGGACTATTCGAAGGAGGCCACCCTCCCAGGTGCGGACCTCTCCGCGGGCGGGACGCTCTCCATCCTGGAGGACGCCTTCACCGTGCTGGACCCCGCGGCCCAGGTCACGAAGCTGGCCGCGGGCCTGTGCCTCTATTGGGCCAGCTGCGCAGCTCCGGGGGTTCCCGCCCATGGCGGGACCGTGGTCCTTTCCGTGGTCATCCCAGGGCCCACGGTCCAGGCAGCCATGGAGGCAGCTATCCGCGGGCTCATCACCACCCAGGCCGTCCCCGCCCCCTTCCGGAAATTCTACCAGACCACCGAGGCCGTGGTGAAGACCATCCCCTGCGTGGTCACGGAATTGATCCCCGGGACCCCTCCCGTCCCCACTCCGTTCCCGGAATTCCTTTCCTGAAAGTACCTTTCACCCATGTCTGACCTCCGTCTAGCTCGAACCGCTTCCCACGATTGGGACCTGGAATTCACCGGGAAGGACCTCACCCTGGGGGACGATCTCGAGACCGCGGTGGTGGTGTCCCTCCTGACCTGGGCCCGGCGCGCCTCGGATGACCCGGATCCCACCCCAGGCGGGGACCCGATGGGGTGGTGGGCAGACGAGACCCTGGACCCTCCCGGGGACTTCGTGGGGTCCAAGTGGTGGCTGTCCAGCCGCTCCAAGATCACGCCGGACCTATTCCTCCAGCTGACCCAGTGGGGGCAGGAGGCCCTGGACTGGATGGTCCAGGACAAGATCGCGGAGTCCGTCACGGTCACCCCGGAGGCCTCCTCCACCCGTGACCGCGTGGACATCCTGGTCTCCATCCAGAAGCCCGGGGGCCTCTCCTCCAGTTACCGGTACGAACTCAACTGGCAAGCCCAGACAGACAGAGGAGCCCACTAGATGGCATGGAACGCCCCCACCCTTTCGGACCTCATCGCCCGCACGGAGAACGATTTCTCCGTGAAATTCTTCGGGACCGCTGCGCCCCTGCGCCGCGGAGTCCTCAAGACCCTGGCCCGCGTGTGGGCCGCGGCCGTCTACCTCCTCCACCTCTTCCTCTCCTGGATCTATGACCAGGCTTTCGCCCACCTGGCAAGTGGTGACCAGCTGGACCGCCACGGCCAGGAGGTGGGCATCTTCCGAAAGCCGGCCACCTACGCCTTCGGCCCTGCCACCTTCGTGGGTGTGGACGGGACGGTGATCCCCCAGGGCTCCCTCCTGCAGCTGCAGGACGGGGAGTCCGTGGACTACCAGACCACCGCGGCCGCCACCATCACGGGAGGCGTGGCGGTGGTGGAGATCACGGCCATGGAGCCCGGGGCAGCTGGTGACCTGGACGCCCTCTCCGACCTCGAGCTGGTTTCCCCCATTTCCGGGGTGACCTCCGTCTCCACCGTGGAGGGGATCTCCGGGGGTGCGGACCAGGAGGAGGATGAACCCTACCGGGCGCGGATCCTTTTCAAAAAGCAGAACCCACCCCAGGGCGGGGCGAAGGCGGACTATCTGATCTGGGCCACCTCCGTGGCCCCCGTCACGGACGCCTGGGTCTTCCCGAATTTCCCGGAGGCCAACTCCGTGACCATCCGCGTGGCGAACTATGACGCGGATCCCCCGGTCCTCACCCCGTCCGAAGTGGCGGAGGTTCTGGAATATGTCACGGATGACGCGCGGCGCCCCGTGACCGCGGACGTCCGGGTGGCCTCCGTCACCCCGTCCGAGATCGTGGTGGAGGCCCAGATCCGTCCGCTTACGGCCCAGACCCAGGCCGCGGCCATCGTGGAGCTGGAAGACCTCTTCCGGCGTGAAGGTGTCCCCGCCTCCTCCGTCCTCCGCTCCCAGATCCAGAACGCCATCGCCGGGGCCACGGGCATGACCGGCGCCGTGGTGGTCAATGTCTACCAGGACGGGAGCTCCGTCCAGGATGTGGTCCTGACCCTCAACCAGGTGGCCACCCTG